GACAGCGTATGTCGGGACAACAACGGTGCCGTAGTCTTCCTGGTTGGTCGAGCCGGACTCAGGAGCGTAAATGGACTTTTTCAAGCCCCAGATAGCGCCCGCTGCGACACCAAGCTGGTTGTCGTAGTCGAAGCTCTTCTCAACCCAGGAGTACCGGGTATCGTCGTTTTCACCGCCAAACGCAATCAGCGCTGAGTTACACCCGCAGAGAACCGCTCTGCGAGACGTGGTGACCGCCGTGCCAGCCGTCGAGTGGACGCCTTGGGTAACACGGGCCGCCTGGTGAAGGATAACGCCGTTATAGACACCAAGCGCGCCGGAGAAGACCGGATTCTTGGCAACGTCGCCGCCCTGCATGGCCGCCTTCTGGATGTCCAGCCACTGGCCGGTGCTGGTGCTGGTGCGAAGGTCCGTCACCTGGTAGTCGTGAAGGAACATCACATAGTACTCGCCGCCATCCATCATGATAGGCCGGATAAGCGGTCCAGTGCTCGCCTCGGTGCTCGCGGTAATCGCCTTCTCCTTGGCGAAGTCCACCAACTCCAGCGAGAACTCATCACCTGCCGCCAACGCTTGGTCAGTGGCAACCGAGTTTGGCCGGAAGATCCGGTTGGTAGTCGGAGCCGTTACGGTGTTGTTGCCCGTATAGCGAGAGTCGGACTGCACCGTGTTGCCGCAGATGTGATTGAAGAAGGAGATATCGAACCGCTTTGCGTACCACTGCGCCAGCCGCTCCTTGGCGGTATAGCGAAGATCATACGGCACGCGCTTCTCAGTCATGCGACCATTGATCCGGACACCATTGCGAAGCTGATCGACAAACAGAGAGTCATTGAAGAACTGCATCGACTCTTCGTTGCCTTCCAGCGTGCCGTCGCCCTGAACGCCATCGCCTTCGAGATCGATAACAAGGCCGCAGGTGATCTTGTCGCCTGCATCCTTGCGGAGATCAATCTTCTCATAGATCAGAGAGTTATCGTCTTTGCCGATGAACTTCTGCATCCACGTTTTACGGATAGCCTCTCGGGCCAGAATCTTTGACCAGAGCTTAACCGCTAGAGAGTGATTGACCCCAAATTCTGTCTTGGCCATTGTGAAGGCCTCCTGTGACAGGTTTCGGTTTCGGGTTCATCATCTCATTTTACGCGGGAGAAGGCCGCGAGGACCAATTAACGGCTGGTCTGCCGGGCGCCCGTTAACCCCGGCGACGGGTAACCTAAACTGACCTATTTTTAGCTTAAGGTCAACCTCCCATAATCTTTTTAATCTCTGAGTCCGGCAGGGCGTCGAAATCATCCTGGTCCATGTCGGCGATCTTCTCCAGCGACAACTCATCCTCTCGCGGTGCACCGCCAGCGCCACCTGCGGATTGGGTTTTCTTCTGCGCAGAGGCAAGCTTGGTGATTTTCTTTCCGGGATCACCCGGCTCTTCAGCCTTGCCGGTATATCCATTTCTCAGGGCATAGTTGTAGACGATCTGAGCCGGATTCACCCCCTGCATGCGGGCAAGGGCGGTAATGCTGGCTTCCGTCTGCCCGAGAAGTAGGGGGATTTGCTCCTCAGAATATCCATAATCGCGGAATTCCTCAGCCTTCTTCTGCTGGGCATAGGCAAAAGCATCCTTGTAGTCCGGCTTTTCCGCTGAGAATGCAGCCTCACTCGCAGATGCAAAGCCTTTCAGGTCATTGAACTGGGCCTGCTGCTGGAACTGAGCCTGCATTTGCTCGACCGGAGCACGGTTAATAGCGTCCCGCTTGTCCAGCCATGCCTGAAAGCCCTCCTGGTCAACTAGAGGGTCAGGGGCAGGGCCTAGTGGCTCTTCCTGCGGCTGTGGTGCCGGGGCAGGATTGCTGAGGGTCTTTACCTGGTCGGCCAGCACAGCCATCTGCGCCTCTAGCTCCTTGCGCTTGTGGCGCTCGCTATCCAGCGCGGCGAGAGGAACCGTGGTCTGCTCTCGAGGCTTTTCATCTTCGGCATCTACCGGGTCGCCCTTGGAAACAACGACTTCCTCGGCTTCCGGCTCCGGGTCATCTTCAGGCTCGTGCTCGGTGCTCTCTTCGCTGCCCTCATCGTCGTCGGCAACCTCGAACTCCTCGCCCTTCTCCATAGCCTCCAGAGCGGCAGTTTCCTGCTCTGTCAGGCCAGCCTCGTCTGCCGGAGACTCGATAACTTCTGATTCAACCTGCTTCTTCGCCATTTCCTCACCTTTTCGATGGTGTTCGCTTGCCCGTTCCCCGGCACCGGGTGGTTATCCAAACAACATCTTCCTGTTCTGCTCAACTGGTATTTGCTTCGCTCTGACGCGGGCAAGCTCTGCATCTGCATGGGCTTTCTCAGCCTGGGCCAGGTTCTCGATAGCATTGGCCTTCTCGCGCTCCGCTTCAGCCTTCTTCTCCTCGATGTCAGCAACGGCCTTCTGAATCTCCAGCTGAATCATTTGCTGCATCTGCGGGTCGGGCTCATCCGGTTTGGCCGCGAACTCTCTCAGTTTCTCCACAAGAGCAGCAGGGAACGGAGAATACTGCACAATCTCGGCCCACAGTTCCTTGGAAAGACCAGCCCTCTCAAGCGTAGGCATCATCGCCATTATGGTTTCCCAGACGCGCTCCTTGTTGTTCGGAGATGAAGGCGCATCATCGACAATCACATCGTACTTGGTGACATTCTCGTCAATCTTCAGCGGCTCATACCTGTCGCCTGTCTCATCGGAAATCCGCACCAGTCTACCATCTGCCAAGAATTCAATCATGTAGTACAGCAGCACCTTGCCCTGCTGCTTGCGATACTGCCGCAGAGCATCGAACAAAACAGCCAGGGTGGTCATTGCCGCCTGCTTGCGCTGATACTCCAGTACGCCCGGCTGGTTTGCATCCCGCATACCCAGCAATTCCTGGTTCACACCGGACACATCCCGAATGCTCGATACCGCGAACTCTGTCAGGGACATGAGGGCGGCGGGCATTTCCGCCTTGGGCTTGGGAAGTACCTTGCCAGCAGCAAGCGAGCCGTCCCGCATCCACTGCACACTGTCAGCCGCTGCCCAGTCCTCCTCGAATTTCCGGTGATCATCAACCGCTCCGGTCTCCGCCATAACTCCGCCCTTGGAATTGGAGTTGATGATATGGAGCGTCTGGGTCAGCCATTTGTTGGCAAACTTCTGCGGGTCTTTGATCTGCCTGAGCAGCCCAAACCAGCGGCGCTTGGCATTATCCCAATATCCGGTGATCGGAGTGAAGGTAGAGCAATCCTTGCACGGCTGGTTTTCCAGCAGGATTGTATCCCCCAGGAACACCTGCCGCCATTCCTTGCGGGTAATCACCCGGCTCTGGAACTGCGGCTCCATGCCAATCTTCTTCAGCTTCTTGACCATATCATCGAACCGGCGCTTGGACATTTCGCCCTTCTGCCCGGTCATTGGGTCGATGTATTCCACAAACTTGCGCTTCTCGCACCACTGAAGCTGCACCACAGTTACCGTCTTGGGCCGGTTTCTCTCTCCTACGCCAGAATCGTATTCATCCGGGTGATCATAATCATCGTCAGACCATTGCCGAGAAGGCTCCTTCGGCCCATCCGTTCTGACCTTATCCAGCCATTTGGCCGATAGCTCAGACACATCAGCATCCGGAAACATTTCCTCAGCATCGTCCAGGCTAATCTCTCTCACCCGCGCAATACGCTTGGCATCCACAAGGCCGCGCCTTTCCGCCGACCCATCCCAGCACATCTCAAGCGGGCTGATACGGTTCATGCGGGGCTCACCCTCTGCGTCTTCCTCGAAATCAAGCAGGGTCTCTGTCCAGCCAAGACCGCTAACCACGCAATCATGGAAGGCCTGGCTATCCTCTTCTTCGGCGCCAGACTGGTCGCGGAACCACTCACCGCCCTTGGTCAGGGTCTCGTTTAACTCTGCGTCTCCAAGGGTTCTGGGGAAATAGCGAACCTCGGTACGGTTGTTAATCTCGGACCCAACCACAGCATTGATTATCGTGGCTGTTCGGTTGAACACAATGGGTACACGATTCTGGTCCTCAAGAAACTGGCGCTCTTCATCCGTCCACTGGTCGCCAGCTACGAAACCGAATTCCTCACGCGCCTCCTTGCGCCAGGATGAATGGGCATCCCAGTCCGACCTTATCCAGCGTTTAAAGGCCTCAAGACTGGGCATTCCTTAGCTCCGGTACAACAGTGCATAAATAGGCGTGGCTGTAGTTCCCGTCGACAACACGCGCGTTACCTCGCATGGCACAAAGGAATTGGCCGCCACGGCGATAGTCCGGGATGTGGTGCCGCTCAGACCAGTGCGGATGACGATGTTGCCAGCCGTTCCGCCAATGAGAAGGCCGCCCGCCTTTGGGGCCAGGTCATTACTGTCATCCGGCGTAAGAGCAACGATATCCGAGGGCACCGTAAGCAGCTGCATCCCGGTGAACTTGTGGTCTTGGGTCACTGTCTCTCTCCTATCAGGAAGCCCATGCCAGCCTCTTCCTCTTCGGCAGTCTCACCGGCTGGGCAGCATCAAACCCGACGGCCAATGAGCGGAAGCCATCAGCGCCGTGGCTGGTCCAATCATGCAGGGGTTTCTGGTTCCATGTCTGCAATTTGTCGTTCCACTGTCGTCTGTACTGGCGTAGAGCCTCAATCCCTCTACCACACCTATCTTCGTCAAACCAGCATTTTGCTATGAACTGGCGAGTGGTGTTGATGTCGGCCACAAGACTGTCTGCGCGGGGCAGCACGCGCGTCTGACCGGGTATCCCCGCCTCCCTTAGCTGTGTCTCATAGCTCTTGCCGCTGCCCTTCTCACGATAGCCTGCATCATGCGGCAGGATAGCCTCGCCATAGCTGTAGCCCTTATCCCTCAAGACCTGGGCGTAGTTGGCCGCGTCCTGTCCATTATCTTCGTGGTAATCAATAATCCTGACTTCTCTTCCGACCAATTGAGCGAACCAGATGGCGGTTGCATCGTCAATCCCGATGTCCCACGCAGTATGTACGACTGGTCCCCGTTCCACAGGGACTCCGCATACTCTACCGCTGGTTGTCGCTTTGCCCATTTCCGCGCCATAGTAAGCTCCCTGGATTGCTGCTTCGAAACTACAGAACCATTCCTGCTCATACAGCGCCCGGCCCTGATCCTCGCCGAAGATGGCTATCTTGTCGGCCAGATCCTCGGCCAGTGCCTCTTCGCTGATCGCCCCTGTGTCCGCAACCGTCTGCAATTCCACATGCCACTTTGGGTCATCCTTCTTGGCGTTGTACAGCGACCAGCCATGATTCTTACCACGCGGCGTGTAAGGGAAGATCGCCCAACCGTTATTCTCCACCAGTATCGGTGAGAGATAGCCCCAGGCGGCAGGATCGGACAGCGGAAACTCGGACATAACAACACCGGCTGGCGGTGATCCAATCAGGCTATCGTAGTTGTCTGAGCCTACTACCCGCCAGATGGCACCTGACTTGCCCGGCTTGGTTGACCGGAACCTGATCAGCATTTCTGATTCATTGGTGCTCTCGCGCAATTGCTTGGGAAAAGCCATATCAATGCGGCGAATACCGGTGTGGGGGTCTACAGCTTCCCAGATGGCCTTGCGTGCCTGGCTGGCCTGGGGAAGCATATGCCAGTAGGTGGCGGGCCTCTCCTCCATCGCACAGGCGGCCCAGTGCAGCGCCACGTCATCCTTACCCCATCTGCGGTGGCATACCTCTATCAACCGCTTGCCGCTATTCTGCAGGTATAGCCATGCAGCCATCTGGTATGGTCTGGGCACCCATTTGTTGGGGAGGTTAATCTTTGTCATGCTCAATGGCGTCGAACATAATGCGTTGAACGGTTATGGTTCCATCAAGCGACGCCTGCACCTGCTGCGTTGCCTTGCCGTCCAGCCTGTCGCCAATCTCCTTGAGGGCCACAACTTCGCCTGCCAGGCCGCGCTCTACCAGCTCATCTGCGAGTATTTCAATCTTCTTCGGCTGGCCCTCTGTTTTTTCCAATCGCCTGTTTACCGCACGCCTTACAGCGGCTGACCAAATGCGCTCGTCTTTGTTATTTGCGGCCATGATTAGCTAACCTGCTGAAACTGTTGTGTTTTTCGGGGGTTTTTCTGATTGAATCATCGGTTTTCTATTTCTGTCTCGAGCCTTAGCCTTTTGGCTATTGTAAGGCTTTCAAATGTCTCTCCATCGTAATACCCTTTAGACCTTAATTCTGCAATCCTCTCACGTGCTTTGCGCACATGGCGCTCAGACCATTCTTCCGTTGTTTCTGTGTCTACCGACATCATGCTGACCTGTACCACGTATCCGCATTCTGAACTGCGTCTACATCTGCGTTTAGTTTTCCTGCTCGGGAAAGGGTTATAGCTTCTTCCCAGCGTTTCTTGGCTGTGGGTGGGGATATGTTGAGATGTTTGGCAATGGCGTTGAACGAACTTCCGCCAGTGCGCATACGCTTGATGAGCCTGAGTTGCCGAAGGTCTGTCAATTCATCCTCGCTGCGGTGCCCGCTCAACCTCTGCGTGCAACCATCATAATTTATTTCGGCGCGCTATGCAAATACTGGTTATACCCTCTTGCATTTGTGCAATGGCAGTGCTATATTCAGGATATCGAAACACGGAAGGATACGAG